ATCACGTCGTTTCGTTTTTTTAACGCCCGCATCACGAAATCCAGCCAAGTCAACGGCAACATAAAAATCACCTGCCTTGGAAGGTTTACGTTTGTAGTATTGGAAATCATCGGCTTTGAAGTATTCGGAGCCACGAGCCTGAAATGAGGCCATGTATTCTTGCTGAAACGCCCATGACGGCAGGGTGTTTTTCGCATGCTCCAACTCCTTTTTAGGGATGATAGGGTTGTCGTAACTTGTGTAGTGATACGACTTCCAATCTTCCCAAGTACCGCTATCAGCACCGACATAAAGGTCATAGAAGTGATTCCTGCCTTCAGGTGTCCCAATAAAGATGCAAGACCCGCCTTGATCCGACAAAGCAGGTCTCAAAATGCTTTCAAAGGTGTCTGGCTTCATATAAGCGTACTCGTCCATAACGAGATGCTTCAGCGAGACGCCTCGAAGGGTGTCTGGTCTATCTGACCCCTTCAAAAATATGGTGTTGTTGCCCGATAAGGTCAGTGTGAGGTTGTTTATGTTCTGGGCTTCGATAATGTCGCCACATACCTCGTACAATTTGTCCCACATGATGTCGCGGGCCATACCTTGTGTCGGTGCAACGTAAAACACCTTGCCTGGCTTACCGTTTAGCGCGTTCAGCACTAGGCTTACGGCGGCTAGATGGCTTTTTCCTGTTCTTCTGCCTGCGGCAATAACCTTAAAACGTGCGTTATCGGGTAAAACTTCTTGTTGCCACGGCAAAAGCTCTAAATTAAGGCTCGCCATCGTCAGTAACCTCGTCAAAATCGCCGTTTAGGACGGTTTTTTGGTCCACAGAGGCGTTGTCGAGGCCAGTAATGTTGATTTGTATCGCGTTATTGGCTTTTTGCTCTGCTGAGAAGCCTGCCAAAGGCGCAACACGGTCCATAATCAACTTCCAAGCAACGGCTTGGTTCTTGTGTTCGTCATCTAGAGCTGCTGTAAAGATCTTATCGACTACATATCGTGTTGATTTATGTTGCAGCATCCAGTCTCGATACTGTTTTAGTTGACGCGCTTGTTCTCTTCTGCTCAGTTCTTTGCTCATGGTTATCCAAGTGGGCCTAAGCGTCTAATAAAGTACTTGTTTTTGTAAAATGCTGCGAAGCAGCAAAATACATAAATGCGCATAACTAATAGTAATTTACATATTATTAGGTATATACTACTTGGTCAATCTTTTGCCATTTTGAAATCGTTTTTTGGCAAGTGGGAGTGGCAACTATATATAACTCCCGTATCCGACCCCCTCCCCCCCGGTGTCTTACGTGCTGGATAGCGTACCAAATCCCCGTCATTGCTTGCGATCACGGCGAGAAAAAGAAGAGAGGCGAGAGATTTAATGGGAACCACCCAGGCATTAAAAAAGGATTAAAGGGCAGCTAACCAGCTATTCACTCTCTGGGATATTTATACCCCCCCTATATATGTAAGTAACTTATGCGAAAATATGCTTGACCGTAGTTAGTAGAATGTGAGAAAACTCGAGTAAGACATCAGAAGATGTCGTTACGACAAAGAGGACGCAATCATGATCTACACATACCCACAGATAGCAAGTCGGCAAGCGCTGCCTATGCTTCGCAACATTAAAAAGGAAACGAGCTATTACGGCTTAAAGCTTGTTAAGACTCATTATTCACTAACCGATCAATTTGCGATCGTCGTTTGTAGTAGGAACGACGGTGACTTAAATGACTCGAATCGGTTTTCTACTCACTACTTCGATATCAAAACTTCTGAATTGTTATCGGGCATCTACCTATTAGACCGCGATAACGCAGAAGCCAATGCCGCTGAACGCTTTAGTGAGCGTAAGCAACAATTACAGCGAATGGCGTCATGATTAGGCTGTCGAAAGCTTCAAAGATGCCTTGTCGCTCATGGTCCCTACAAGCGCTCGATACTTGCCCAGGATCACGCAAGCCTGATGGATCACTCGTGGATGCCTGTAGCGGATGCTACGCCACAACGGGAAATTACCGATTCAGTAATGTCAAAGCGCCGAGAGAGCATAATCGAGAAGATTGGAAGCGCTCTGACTGGGTTTCCGAAATGGTCGCTGAGTTAGATAACGATCGATACTTTCGATGGTTTGATAGTGGCGATCTATACGACATTCGATTGGCGCAAAAGATTCTAGAAGTAATGACGGCTACACCATGGGTTAAGCATTGGTTACCGACGCGCATGCATAAATTTGCAAAGTTTTCTAGGATACTTGCGGAAATGGAGTCTTTGCCAAACGTAGTAGTGCGCAAATCGTCAGATAGTATTGATGGCGGCACCATACCTGGTTTAACCACATCCACGATTGCAAGCGCTCATAACGTGCCCAGCGGCGCGACCGTTTGCGAGGCCTATACCCGCCAGGGTAAGTGCGGCAGCTGTCGTTCATGCTGGTCTAAAGACGTAAGCGTTATTTGCTACATTGGTCATGGCAAAAGCATGTTGAAGCGCCAAAGCGATTTAATTGCGGTCGCTGCTTAATACGTCCACATCACTCCGCTGGGCTTTGTGCCGTCCACGTCGACGTGTACAAACCCAGCCTTACTGATTCCCACCCGATCAAATCCTGCGTTTAAACACGCATTCACAACCCTATAGCGCTTGACGCTGTCTGTGGCTGCGATATCGACCGCCAAGCCATCAACGTGTGAACTGGTAGGACTACCGCCCACGGCTTCGTTACACGTCTCACAGCGGATACTGCTGGTAATGGTGAACGGTGTTTGTGCTTGTTCTCTAGCTGCGTCCAGCTTCTTAAGTAGCTCAGTACTCATTGACTCAACGCCCTTGGAACAACCATCGCGCTTGCAGGCGAATTCTTCGCTAGAGAAGTACTGCATTGGACCCCCAAAAAACCCGTTTAACGGGCCTCGAAAACCTTCTTACATATTACTAAAAATGGGGGTGAAAGTCACTGATCGTCGCGTTCTAAATACCCAGAGAGCCAAGCGTCTCCCTGAACCATGAGACGATAGGTTTTTGACTCTGAAAGACCCACGCGCTTTGCCGTGTCTTTAATCGGATGACCTAGAATCGTCAACATGATGACTTCGTGAACTGTTTCGTTGTAGTCCTTAAGTTTAAGTAGAGCCGCGTCGATCTGAAGCGCTCTGTCATCGCTTATTTTCGGAGTTGCTTTATATTTATTTAACAACCAGTTTGTTTTGTAATTCAAGGAGAAAGACCTTTTGTGATAAACCCATTTACCGAATTCTTTAAATTCAGCCTCTATCATAACTGTTCTCTCTCACTCCACGTAAAATACGCAGCAATCATCTGGAAAAAAAGCAGTACTATTTGCACCAACTGACCTTCAGTTTAATACTTAGAATAAGTAAAAAAAAGAGTTTTTGCGGTTTATCGCGCTAAAAGTCCGCCGTATCGGAGATTATGGGCTTGTGAGAATACGCGGCTTCCTGTTGGACTGTTTTGTGCCCGCCTGAAGCACCATTGGATATGCCGTAGTGCCTGAGAAGGTGGATAGAGAAGGGTTCACCGTCGTATTGCGCCATCAGACGCCGCCAGTAGCTCTGTACGCCCGATTTTGTGAGTCTGTGGCCCCGACTATGTAAAATGTATTTATGGTCGCCTAGCGCCTTACAATCGCTTAGGACGTCTCTGAGATTAGGGCCAACGCGCATCAACGTGTCCCTTGACCCTTTTAAGCGCGGTACAAGCAACGTCTCCTCATCCTTGTAGACGCTTTCGTGATAGTCATCCCAAGTCAACGCAATGACTTCTGATAGTCGTCCAGCAACCAAAGCTGTCAGTTTGATAAAGCACTGATATGTCGGGTTCGCTAAGGCGATTGCTGCGTTAATTTCATCAACGGTCAATAAACGAGTTCGAGGGGTAGCACGATTGAGCGTCACACCGTCGCACGGGTTTTTATCAATGCCGTCTTGACGCTGGCGAGCAAAATTGTAAGCGGCTTTGAGAAAGGCTACGGCCCTGCTTGCGCTGATAGGGGAGGGGTAGTCATCGAGAAACACGCGCAGCATTTTTGGTGTGAGATCGTTCGCACCTAAGCTACCGATGATTTGCCCGTTCACTTCGGTTTCAGAAAACACGCGATAGGCATGTTCGTAACTTTCGCGCGTACTCTGTGAAAGTTCGGTTACGTGTTTGCTTTTGAGATAGGTGAGCATGACTTGATCAACACTCACTCCGCCTTGCAGCTGCTCCCAGGCTGCCCAAACTCTCGACATCGGGGTGCCAGCCTTGGCAATGATGACGGGCTTTGCCCAAAGCAGTTTGCCGTTTTGACGGCCCAAGCTGGGCTTGTAGCGGATGTCTCCATTATTTAAGTAATAGCAGTAGGGCGGCAATTTCATGGGGAAACTCCAAAAAGTGTTCCCCAATTTGTTCCCCAAATAGACCACTTGTCAAGCGGAAAGTGGCGCGCCCGCGAGGATTCGAACCTCGGACCCCCTGATTCGTAGTTAAATTGTTTTTAGTTATAAATCAGTAGCTTACAAAATATTTGTTCCCCAAAAAAAGGGGGGTAAATCCCCCCAAGCACAGACCAGAGGACGGTCAAAATGGAATATCCTCAGCAAAGGAAGGTTCAGGTGTTTCAGCGGTTTCGGTTCTTGGTGCGATACGCTTTACCCACCACTTACCATTTTCGGCTATTTTCACTTTCGTGTTGAGCCACTCAACATCTGGATCGGCTTTCTTTAAATCACGCAAATACGCGGCAAAATCCGCCAGCTTGATGTTTATGGTGAACTGCTCCTCTGGATAGTCACTCTCTTGGCGCGGCTTTGCATACAGACCGCGTACTAAATTCAAATCATCACTCATCGAAATCACCCTCCCATCCTAGTAAACGTCTCACTAACCCTTGTTGATCCTCGCGGGTCATCGTGCAAACAGCGACAACTACATCGGTAGGCTCGCATTGCCGCAAAAATTCATAGGATGGATGACCATCAACTTCGGCATAGTTTTCTAACGCACACGCAATGTCTTCAACGGACATTTTTTGGGTGCATGGTTCTTTGATCTTTAGCATCACGCAGCCTCCCGCTTGCCCATGACAGCATTGATGTAATCGTGGATTAATGGGTGTAGTCTTCCCCATACCAGCTTCTTCTCTTCACGCGATAGCTCCGCCCACTCTTGCTTGACCTTTAGCTCGTCCTCACCAACAGCACCGCTCTCCAAAGAGATAGCAATCTCTTTCAGTTTTTGGTTCGCCTCTGACTCAATTTCTCTCAACAGAGCCTTGAATTTTGCAACTTCACCTAGCGGTGCAGACTTGAAGATGTCTGTTTGGAT